ACTCATAATCGCTTGGTCGTTGGTTCAAACCCAACAGGGGCCACCAAATTTTAGCTTTAAAATCATAGAATTAAGCCACTCACGCGAGTGGCTTTTTTCTTATATCGTTATTGAGTGGCGATAAAATGGCGGTGCATTTTTTACCGCCACTTTTCAGATCACATAAAAAAACCCGCTCGCGGCGGGCATTTTATGAAATTTTTTCAGAGCCATAGCGGGCGCTGACCACCAACTGTCGGATGAGGCGGGGCCGGGATTATCGTTCCTGGCGTAACAATAAAACGTTCCACCGACTCCATCGTTACGAACGTACAACTGCAATTTATGTTAGTACATTGGTGGTAACGCTCTTTGGTGTTCTCACTTAGATAGCGACTGGTGCGCGCATGTGCCGCGTGCTGGCATTTTGGACAATGGAACATTACTACACTCCGCGATTCACACAATGTGAATAAATGATACACAATAATTCACTAAAAGCGAAAGATATTCATAGTTAGTTGATAAGGATGCCCATGAAACTCTTAAAAATAACGCTTCTATGTACTGTCGCAGCCCTTTCAAGTAGAGCCTTTTCACAAAGCATTGATGCACAAATTTTAATGAAAAGTCTTAAACCGTGGCAGCCCGTTGGAATTGAGGTTAAGACGGCCTCAGTGAAAATAAAGTTACCAACTGCCACTGTAACCTCGGATGCATATGAAGCACTGATATCGTCCGGTGTCTGCACTCCTGTTTGGGTTAAAAGTGCCCCTGAGGGATATCTCAAAAACACCAAAGAGATACATATCGTTAATAAATTTTCAGCGCAGGGCTATACGTTTGAAAACCCTCTGAATACATGTAAAAAGATGGGTGCGCTGATGGACGATGAAGCAAAGACTTTGATGTATGAAAACACCCACGGCTACGTTTCAAAATGAAGATGACAAAAACCCGTTTGGTTATGGGTTGTTTTCCTTTTTAAGCATCCACAGCATCATATTCCACATCAGACAACCTCACCTCAAGCTCTAGGCTCGTCGTAAAGCCGCCTTTACTCAGGTAGTGCATAACTTTAGTGATCGTCCAAGATTGCTCGTCTATAACGCGCTTAAAGCCTTTAACCTGTACCGGCGTCTCAGGGTAAAGATCAGCCCGCCCCGTCGCCAGCCTGATTGAAAACTCAGCAACGCCACGTTGCAGTTTGTCCCATTTTGCCTGGGCAGCTCGCATCGCCTGCGCTTTGGTTGAAAAAATTGTCGTCAGGGCGAACACGTTGTCATCCTCGCCAACCATGTATTCTCCTTCCCTGGCTTCCGGCGTCTTCACCACTTTTTTCTTCGTTACCGGTTTGGCTTTTGGGTGCTGTAGTGCACGTAAATGTTGCTCTTTCGGTTTCCGCTTTAACGTCACCTTTTGCTTTTGTGGTTTCGGGTCTTTGGTGTGTAACCATTTTGCCGTGACACCGGTATATGCCCCACGGTCGGCAATCGAAAACTGATGCCTGTCGCCATCGCTGCGGGTGATAGTGACTTGTGGAATAGCCTTTCCACTGGCTGTTAACCCACGCCCGGCTTTCAGAAAAAGCAACTTTCCCGCTTTTACCGAAACCTCACCACCGTTTCGCTCAGCGAGACGAGTCAAAAATTTAGCATCCGATTCCTGTGACTGGTCGATATGCGGGATTTTAATTCCCGCCAGTTCAGGTATGACTCTCGATGTCAGCTTGTTACGCGTCGCTATCGCCGCCACAATTTCGCCTAACGTCTTGTCATGCCATGACTCTTCTCGCCTGGAATTTAACGTTCCCCGAAAATCGGCGCTACGGGCGCGGATTGTCACACTATCCGGCGCGCCATGATGTTCAACCTCATCGACAGTGAAAGAGCCCTTGTTAATTAACGCAAACCCTTTCCATCCCAGATAAAGCGTCAGCACGGCACCACGTAACGGCAACTCGACAAGCCCGTCGGCGTCATCGAGCTCGATATCAAGCTGGTCGGCCTCAAATCCCCGATTATCGGTCATCGTCAGACTCATTAAGCGGTTACTGATATTGCCGGTAATATCTTTGCTTTCGAGCATCAACATAAAATCGGGCGTCAGGACGCCGCCCGCATTGAGATTCATCATATCCAGCATCAGCTAATCCCCACCATGCCAGACACTGACGAGGCCATATTTCCCGCCTTGCCGATAAGTGCATAAGCCTGTTCGCCTATATCGCCATACAGAGCCGCGAGTGATTCATCCACGCGGGTGAGTGTCAGCGTGAAATCAATTTTTCTCGCCGTGCCGTCAGCAAAAAACAGGCTCCCTGTCTCGCTGATATTATTGATGACGTACATACCGTAAATCGTGCCGGTACCATCCAGTAACGGCCAGGCGCGCCCCTCGTCAGCCATTAAACGAATGGCCGTCATCGTCAACTTTCCGCCGGTGAGCTCCGGGTACAACACACCGGCCAGGGTGATTTTTTCATCCCCCGGCCCCAGATACTGGAAAGAATTCCGCTTACCTACGCGGGAGTTTGACGGCCACTGATATTCGGCATCGCGTTGCATCGTCTGGTGTGGCAACGTCTGGCGCATAAAAACAAACATACCGAGTGCAAGCATCATTTCTCGTTACCTCCTGTCAGTCGTGGTTCATGCTGGCACGCTGGCGGGCGCGTTTTTCACGCTCAAATTTTTCGAGCGCATCCTGTAGTTGGCGATCGAGCTGCGTGCCGTTACCGCCACCATCAACGGAAATGTGATATTCGCTTTTACTCTGGTCGATGTAAGAACGTCCGGCGGGTGCAGTGACGGGTTGATATGCCTGATAGCCGCTATAAGTACTGGTAGCCGGGATATAAGAGTTACCCTGCGTGGCTGCGTTTGCTTTTGCGGCAGTCTGGTCAAGCGTACTGGACTCTTTGTTGATTATGCCGAGCTTCTCAAGTACCCAATCAATACCGCTGCGCAGCTTATTGAATGCTGTAAGCGGTAAAGTAAGAGCGTCAGCAAGGCGCTGACCAAACAACACACCGGCATCTCGGAAACTGTTTAACGTTTCCTGTGATGATTTAACCGGCGCAATCAGATTGTTAAACCAGTCCCATGCGGCTTTAAGTTTTCCGCCAAGCCAGTCAAACATCGGTTTAAGCGGTGCAAATAGTTCTGCTACTGGCGCGAAGGCCGTGCGCAATCCTTCCATCACACCGCCAAAAAACGCGCTGATGGGTTCCCAATATTTACGGATGAGCAATGCCCCGGCCACTATTGCGGCCACGACAGCAACAACCGGCCAGGAGATCGCGCCAATTGCAGTAACGACGCCACCGGCCACCGTAGTAAATACGGTACCGAGTGCCGTCGCAGCGGCGATGATGGCATTTATACCGGTTATCACCGGCCAGGCAATCAGTCCAATAGCCCCAATCATCCCCACGACCCCAATCGCCACAGCGGTAATCACCCCCAGCGTCTGCGCGAGCTCTTTATTTCGCTGGATCCACTTATCAAGTTTGAGCACGTAGCCGGTAGCGGTTTGCACCAGTTTACGTAAAGAGGACTCCTGCTGGTCAAAAAGGTCAGTACCTACAGCCTCATATGCCGACTGAAACTCTTTAAAGTCGCCGCCGAGGTTTTCCTGCATAACCTTAACTAGTTCCTCCGTCTTACCGTCAGAGGCTTTAAATGCAGCCGTGAGCTTATCCAGCTTTCCTGATTGAGCCGCGTTCATCAAAACAGCGGCGGCAGAACTGGCCTCTTCGCCAAATATCGTTTTCATGTATTCAGCGCGCTGACCGGTACCCAGTTTATTTTTATCAAAACTGGCCTGCATTTCCTTCAGGATGGTAAATATCGGGCGGGTATTCCCTTTACTGTCTGCCGTTTTAACCCCAAGCTCTTTAATCGCCGCGTAGGCTTGCCCGGTCGGTGCCTGGAGTCGACTTAAAATAGCGCGACTACCCGTACCAGCCATTGACCCCGTAATTTTCGCATCATGTAGGGCGCCAACCATTGCAGCGGCTTCCTCAATGCTGACACCGGCATTTTTCGCCACCGGCGCTGCATATGTCAGCGCATCACTAAGCCCGTCAAAATCTGCGGCGGTTTTATTCATTGTCATCGACAGGACATCACCGATGTGAGAGACCTGCTCGTTAGTAAGCTGGAAAGCTGATTTCACCCCCATCAGCAAACCGGCGTTCTCTTCCATTGTTCGACGGTTAGCAAGCGCCATATTAAGTGTGACGGGCGTCGCCGCCTGAATCGCTGCCGCGTCTCCGCCTGCTTTCGCAATGATAATCTGAGCACCGGCCGCATCATCGGCAGAGGCGGCTGTATTGTCACCCAGCAGTCGGGCCTGCTTTCGCAACGCAGTCATTTCTGCGGAGTCTTTCGCCACGCCGAGTACAGCCTGTAACTCGGAGTTTTTCTGCGCAAAATCATAACCCGGTTTCATCAGTGCAACACCGGCCAGCGTGCCTGTCGTCGCCATACCGACACCGGCGGCACCTATTGCGGCCGCATTTCCGGCCAGCTCCTTACCGGCCTGATATCGCTGCTTAACAGCATTGAGCTTTGCCTGTTGCGCGCTGACCCGCGCCAGCGCTTCACGCTGACGATTGAGCTGTGCTGTCGTTTCGCTAATGTTGGTTTTTAACCGGCTTTCATCCGCGGCCAGGGTACGGGTATTAATTCCCGCCTGGCTGAGCTCTTGCCTCTGGCGTTGTACAGCCTGCCGCAAGCTGTTGTGTTTGAGCTGGAGCGCTGCGGCGCTTTTACGTGCGGCATCCATTGCCTGTGCCTGCGCGCGCGTCGGCTGTTCCGTATTTTTAAACTGGATCGCCAGCGCGGTGGCTTCCTGTTTAGCTTTCTTCAGCTCCTGACCGGTAACGGCGAGTTGCGCGCTGGCTTTGCGAAAGCCGTCAATACGGGATGCCTGGCCATTCAGTTCACGCAGCGATTTTTGAGTGTCCCGGATATCACCAGACAGCGTTTTGCTCGCTGTCTGGATGGATTTAAACGGGCGGGTCGCCTGGTCAACAGCCTTGAGTAATACCTGCAATTTAACGTCGTTACTCATTCGTGTTTCCGCTTCGCTGTAGCGCCTTTTCGCGCCAGGTGGTGAGCTCGGTCAGGCTCATGGGATATAACTCTGATGGCGGCCAGTGAAAAATCACCGCGATATCCGCCATCAGGTCATCGACCGACATATCTTTCGGAAAATTTAATCCGCCAAATTCGGCGACAAAAAACCGATCACCTTTGTTGCCAGCGCCATCAAATCGGGTAAATCCATCATGACGACATCCAACTCGGTTAGTGACGGGCTGGTCATACGCGGCAGCACTTTAATCAGGGCATCCACTTCAGAGCGCGCAACGTCGGCCAGGCTGACACCGCGCAGGGTTCCGCCGTTGGGTTTCATCAGAGTGATTTTTTCGATGACCTGCTCGCCGCGTTTGATGGGGTTTTCCAGGGTGACGATGTTTTCTTTGCTCATGAGTTTCTCGCTGTTTACGTATTCGGGGTTAACCGGCCAGGAGTGCTGGCCGGGGAAAAATTACAGGCCGATATTGCGGCGGTGCTGGTCGAGTCGGTCGACGCCGTTCACCTTCTCAATCATGTTGAGGACGTCGATTTCTACCAGCTCTTTACCGTTCATGGTCAGCTTGTAGTACGTGCAGACCAGCGATAATTTGCTGCTGGTATCCTCGCCCTGTTTGCTCTCGCCGTTATCGACTTCCTTCACCTTGAAACGGGTCTCAACTTCCACCGCTACGGTTTCGCCGGTATCGTCCCGCTGGTAAGAGCCTGCATAGCGCAGTAGCGTCCCGGTACCGACGGCACCATATAGCGACCAGATCGCATCATCAGGGAAGCCGCCGAGGGAAATCTCCATCGCCAGCGCGTCATCGTCGAGACCGAAATCGACAGGGGCCGAGCCTGACATCCCGCCGCCCCGGTAATTTTCCAGCTTACGGGTCAGCTTTGGCAGGGTGACGGACTCGATAACGCCGAGATAGCTGACGCCATCCAGAAACGTGTTCAGGTATTTGAGCTTGCGCGGCATTGCCATTGGTCAGGGCTCCTTAATTGCTGTTAACCGATGACACCAGATTCGCCAGGTACTTATCGGTAATGCGTTGGCGTAGTGTCAGGTTTTCGAGAGGGGGAACCGGCGTATAGTCGTAATCGATATACAGTTTCCCGGCTTTTAGGGTCGCCGCGTCGTTGGCCGATTCATCAAACCAGCAGGTCGCATCGACGATATAGCCCGCCGTTTTCATCTCGCGGAATTTCGCATTGATACCCGCAACGATGTCCCGAATCAGGGTGGCGGTGATGGGCTTGTCGACCGCCCACATGTGACCAGCGGCCATTGTATCGGCGATAACCTGCGCGGTGCGGGTGTAGTTCTCAAACAGGAACAGGGGGTCATCGGAGCAGCAGCGGTTACCCCAGAAGCGGAAACCGTCTTTGCGAATTAGCGTGGTGACGCCAGCCTCGTTAAGTAGGTCAGCATCGGTGCCGGATTCCTGCAAATCCCAGAAGACCGACGCGCTGATGCCGGTGACGCCATTCACGCCAACGTTTGACAGGGTTTTATGCCAGCCGGTGTCCTGGTCGATTTTGGCGCGCAGGCCCAGCGCGCGGGCGGTCGCCCAGGCGGTTTCGGTCGCGTTCGCCGTGGTATCCCATGCCAGAAAATCCGGCCAGATAACCATCAGCTCACGCTGGCTGAAATTTTCGCGATAGAGCATCGCCTCGGAAATGTTCTTACAATCCCAGGCGCTGATATAGCCAAAGGCACGCAGCTTCTGGCAAATCGGCGCGAGCGCGGTCGCCACCTCAAGGGAATCGAGACCCGGCACGCCAAGGATGCGCGGTTTAACGCCGGTGACGGCCTCCGCCGTGAGCAGCGCTTTCAGCCCGGTGTAATTGCCGCTTTCATCGGTGCCGCCGATGATATTGGAAATAGTCTGTTCTTCGGCATCGTCGCCGGTACCTTCAGCGACGCGCACAACGACAATGACCGGTTTTGACTGGTCGGCGATTGCCTGGAGGGATGCGGCCAGGGTGCCTTTTGTACCCGCTTTCGCAATGGCGCTTTGCACGCTGGTAATCAGTACGGGTTTATTGAGTGGGAAGGTGGCGGCATCGGCATCGCTGGCCGTGCAGACCATCCCGATAATCGCCGTTGATACGGTGGAAATGACGCGAGTGCCGTCGTTAATCTCGACAACCTGGACGCCGTGATGAAAATCGCTCATCCGTTTAACTCCGTGGTTAAGGGTGAGCATTATTTTCAATCGTGGGGGAAGGGGTGACGAGTCATCCCCGCTGTAACAGGGACAGTACAACAGGAATGACCGTCACAGAGTCAGGCAACACGGCTCCAGCACATCAGCAGCGTGTGGGATTCCACCACACTGAACGATTTGCCCTCACCGAGGCTGGCTGTTTTGCCGCTGGTCGAGTGTTTGTGTGGCGGTACCGTGACTTCATGATCGTGCTCTCCGGCGTCATCGGTCACACCCAGCTCTTTCGGGTTAAAGAGCTGACGCACATCGCCGCCAATTTCCCACGGGTCATCCTTACCGGCCACGCCACCATGATTGTGAACACCGCCGCGCGTGGTTTTCAGCTTCTGCTCTTGCTGCTCACTGGTTTCGCCGCTCACATCAATCTGAACGGCGGGCAGGTTGGCCTGCTGAAGTGTGACGGTATCGCTGCCGCCGCTCTGCCCGACGTTCGAACCGTCAGCCTTTCCGACACGGATCGTTTTGTTTTCGCCGGTGTACACCCATTGAGACCACGGCCAGCGCTCATTGGGATTGAGGTTCTGGTTAAAAAAGCGGGTGGTTCCCACCGGGTTATCATCTTCCCAGAAATCTCGCTTTGCCGCCGTTATCGCGTCAGCAATCGCCTGCTGAATATCGGCATCCAGTGAACTGGCTACTTCATCTGCGTAATCTTTTGCCTCTGCCTTAGCCTTGTTCAGCTCCTCAACCGTCGCGAGGACAACCGACGGGTCGGCGTTAATCTCCACATCAGCGGTATTGCTGACGGCGATCCACAGATTCACCGCGTGTAGTTTCCCTGAACCTTCGGACAGTTGCGGTTTGTACGACTCCGGCAGGTTCGCTACAGCCAGGCAGGCGCCATCTTCATCATAAAGGGCCGCCTCTCTTAGCCAGAACCCGCCAACCTGAGGGAGCATTATCATTTCCACGCGGATAACATTCGCCGCCTGGTCGGCAATTACCACGCGATTCAGCGCGCCGCGATAAACCTCGTTGATCAGCCCTGTGCTGCCCTTGTCCGGCACCGGTAGCGCACCGCCGCCATCTCCGACGGCCATCGCAGAAAATTTAACGGGAATACCCGTTACCAGCGCCTGCGCAAATACCGCCTCGCCGTAATCCGTCAGAACCGTGAAATATTCACCCATATCACTGTACCCTGTCTGTCATCAGCCCAGATATTCAGCGGCCAGTGCGACCTGCTGAGAAATGATATCGGCCGCAATCAGTGAGGACCCGGTCAGGTCCATAATCAACGGACGCCCCACTTTCATACCGTTCCACGGACCGTGGATGGTCGCCGGATAACTGCCGATGCGGGGTTGGTTGCTCGGCTGAGGCACCACGCCATCCCAGGCGGAATTTGTCGCTGTCGCCACAAGGGTGTTATCAACGTAGATACGGGTAGTCAGCACGCCTGGCGTCGTTTCACCATCTGCGTACACAGATACAATGTGCGTCCCGCCGTCAGTCAGTGTCGCAAGCTGCGCTGTCGCCGAAACAGCAACACTACCCAGCGCCGCCCCCTGCACAGAGGTGAGCACACCGTCAGTGCTGACAATCCCCCAGATAGCAAAATTGATATTCGCCGCGACCGTGTTATTCATCCGTCCAAAAAACATCGGGTAACGTGTAGCCGCTGGCGTACCATAGCCTGTCGCTGGCAGCGCCAGCGCGACGCTGACCAGAGCCCGCTTGCAGGTAGCGGGTAGCGAAAATTCGCTCTCGGGTAAGGTGACATAATCGCTAACATCAGGCGCGGCACCCGTGAATTTCAGCATGCCGGACTCAAGTACGCGTGCCACAGGCCCGTTATTGGCAGCCGTTCCGCCTTTTACCAGGTTGTTCAGTGCCGCATACGCAGGCACCGGACTCTGACCGGCGTAACAAAGCTCATGGCTGAAATCCAGTAAGCCCAGGGTGTAAGGGCGTTTTATGATTTCATCATTTTCAAAATAGTTTCCACCGCCGGACAGGGGTGATTCATCTGATTGCAGAAAAACAGTCATATTAAAATCCTTTGCGGTTTCTGAATTGGTACCCGGCATTCGCATAGATTGCATATCCAGCCGTGTTGGGATGGCGGTCATCGCTGCGTAATGAAGATGGTGTTATATCATTCCCGTAATCGATAACATCCTGTGCGTTATTCGCATTGTATGCAGCGATCAGCAACTCTCTTACATCAAGTCCGTTATCTGCCCTGACGTAATAATCAGGGTATTTCTGAGACCAGTAATAATTAATCTCAAGAATCCGCATATAACGAATGCCACCGTAAAATTCCGTGGAGTAATTGTCAGCAGTCAGGGCAAATAAAAGGACTTTGCGGCCGCTCTTTTCTGCAAAGGCAATCATGGCATCCACATTTTTGATTATCTGCGCCACATCATCGGTAAGATCCGCATCGGTTCCTGAACGAAAATCATTGATGCCTGCGCAAATCCATAACTCCACGCCGGAATGGTCCTGAAGTGCATATTCAGGAACGAACAGCGAGCCGGGAAGGCAGCGAACGCCTGTGCCTGACAGGGCTGTCAGGGTATATTTTTCAACCTTGGTATTGTTATTCAAACCGCTGGCTTCGCGGGTAATTCGACACTTCACACCGCATAACCAGCCATCAATACTGCGGGTGAGATTATCAGAGTTTGTACTCAGGAGGCGTTTGTCCTGGCTGGGATACGCAGGCGCGGCCGTGGCACTGGCACCGTTAAACTGCGTTATTACCACGCTCCCATTCGCGGCGGGGATCGCATTTCCTTCGACGGTGACATACGTGGGCTGCGCCCCAAGTCGCATGGCTATCTGGCCGGACTTTTGACCACCAATGCCGTAATTGACTGCGTTAAACCCGCCGCCAATCAGTGCCGCCAGCTGGGCCGGGAAAGGTGTGCCGCCCGTACCGGCGCCTTTGCTGTCAGCATAGGTGTGCGATTCAGTCGCGCTGGTATGTCCGTTTGTATTTTCAATCAGCCACTTAATTTTCTCGTCGATATTACCGCTTAGATAGGTGACGAAAGCACCATCTTCTTTTCGGGTACCAGTCAGCAGTTCATCATTGCGACCAACAGTACCGGCAATATATCCCGAACGTTTCAGCCGCTGACTTACTTTATTTTCGGTGATAAAAGAAAATACATGGTCAGCTACACCACCGGCGTTACTGTACAGATGTGGATCACCCTTATCGTCGATATAAACAAAGCACATTTTATCAGCGGTTTTACTGACGGCTTCATTCGTGGAATGGTAGACACGCAGCGCGCCCAGCGCATCCTCGATCACGGTCCCGTCTGCAATTTCTGTTTTTCCGTCAGACTTACGGCCCCCCAGACACACCGTGCCATCATCTCCCAGAATGGCAGCATAAAAACGCCCACGAACGGATACCGGGATACGCTGGCTAATTAATTCAATATAACGGGTGTTTGGCTCTGCGGTAATAAACTGTGCGGCTCCACTGACATTGCGATAAATATTATATGCAGCCGTTACACCCGCCGCATCAAACAGCGCCACCCTGAAGCCGTCGCCATTCTCAGTGCCGGCAACGCCTGCAATGGTTCCATCCGGATCGCCCTCTGAGGGGTAAAAGGTGTGCTGCCTGTAGTCCGGGATGGATTCCAGCGCCTCTTTTAAATATGCGGTGCGGTTAGCCAGTTGCTGCGCCTGGATGTTTGCCGAACCACCCGCGCCACCCTCGACCCTTTCCTGACGGGCCAGCAGGTGCACGCCATCAGACCATACAGGCGTCTCTTTAATGTTACTCATAGTGATACCTTCCCGTAATAGTGGTAATTACCGTCATAGCGAACTGACGCATCGTAATAAATACCCGCATCCGGCTCATATCCCGGTGGATAAACGGTAATAATCTCGCCATCAATAATTGCTGCACCTGACCAGACGCGCCCCCTGGAACTGGTTGCAAGCGTCATTTGTGCCAGATGTCGGCTTACTGGCTTCGCGTCGCCAATAATCCGCTCCAGCTCTTTAATCATCGGCTCCGTGATACCGATGTCATTGAGGTCAATCTCAAGGCGAAATGTCCCGGCAGGGTCGGCAACCTTCCACCACTCCTGGAGCGTCATGCTGTAGCCCAGCGTTTCAATCACCCGGCGAACGGCGGCGACGGTTCCCTTGCGTTGGTGGATCCAGAACGCATCACTGACAGCCTGGCGCTTTTCCGTTTCTGACCAGGTTTCTTCCCAGCGGTCGACAGAAAACGCCCACGCCAAATAGGGCAGGAATTTCACCGGACATTTCCACGGATTCCACAAATCTCGCAGCGGCACAGATAAATCGCTGATAGAGGCGCATGCTGCGGCGGCTCGCTGTTCCAGCAGAGATGACCCGTTCGCCATCAGCGAATTATTCATCCGATCCCCCGATAATGACGCGGGCGTCAGTGCAATAAGCGGCCTGCGTTTTATCCAGCACCACATCGGCCAGCGGTTCGCGCAGCTCGACGCGCTGGACCCCCTGCACATGCAACGCGGCGTAAATCGCCGACATTCGGATGTCACGACCGAGGCGGCGCTGCTCCGTGATATAGGCAGTTAACTGCGCTTTTGCGGCAGCAAGAATCGGCTCGGTCGCCGGGCCGGGGTACACATACAACACCGCGTCGATCGCATAATTGACGATTTCAGCCGAGACGACTGTCAGGCGGTCAGCGACCGGTCGTACACTCTCATCATTCAGCGCCGTACTGACGGCCAGCAATAAATCGTCCGACGCCGTGCCGTCACCTTCCCGCGACAGTACCGCGATAGTGACCTCTGCTGGAGCCGGGCTGTTCGCCGAAGCATCCGCGACACGTCCGTCGGCACTCAGGGCGTGAAATTCATAGGCACCGGTTGGCCCGGCAACACTCATCCCCTCAAAAGCAGCAGGTACGCGCTGACGTAAATCGCTGTCAGATTCCATGACCGCCGCCACCGGCGGGATTTGGGTCTCGTCTCCGGGGGTGATGACCAGGCGTTCAACGTTATTATTTGCCGCGAGCTGGTCGAGGTCGTTTTTGATGGCATAGGCCACCATCCCGGCTTTCGCCGCCTCGTTAATGCGCTGGCGTAGAATCACCTCGCGATAGGCATTCTCTTCGAGATATTTCACCAGTGGCTCTGACTCCAGCGTCAATGTCCTTGCGACCGCTTCCTGCTCATCTTCCGGGTACAGTGAAATCAGCGTCGCTTTGCGCTCGGCGAGGATGGCTTCAAAATCCAGCGTTTCCACCACATCAGGCGCGGGGAGCTGGCTCAGGTCGATAACTGCCATAGATTCAACTCACAGGAATGGTTAAGGAAAGGCTCTCGCCGGTATCGGTGATTTGGCCGGTCACGTCGACGACCATTTGCCCGTTAAACTGCCGCGCGGTAGTGATGCTAGTCAGCCTGACACGTGGTTCCCACTTCAGGATCGCCATGTAGCACGCCGCCATAATTTGCAGCTCAAGCGCCGGGGTCTGAGGCTGGTCAATCATCTGCGACAACAGCGAGCCGTATTCACGGCGCATGATGCGGGAGCCGACGGGCGTGCGAAGAATATCCCCGATGCTCTGGCTGATATGCTCAACGTCTGAAATGCTTTCACCGGTCGTGCGGTTCATGCCGAGATAACGCGCCGTCATTTGGTGCCCTCCGTCCATTCATCGCCGCGCCTGATGCCCCCGTGGCCGTGTTTATCCACCTGCACACCGTTGGAAGTGAAAGCGCCGCCGCTGTGATCGATGTTGCCGGACATCTTCCCGCCTTTTTTCACCTCCAGCGTGCCGGTCGTGAGCTTGTTGGTACAGACCACCTCCGGCGTATCGAGGGTGACGCGGGTGGAGGCTTTGACCAGCACCACCGGCACGCTGACGGCAATCGTATCGGATGCGGTCACATCGGCAGTTTTAATGCCGGAGACGGTCAGGGCGCCGGTTTCCGGCTCATAACTCATAACGGCACCGTCGGGAAACTCAACGAGCCAGGCGTCCGCCGAGGCCGACGGCGCGGGGTTATCGTCGGAATAAATACCCGGCAGCACAAAAGCGGTATCGAGCTCACCGCCCACGGCCAGAATCATCACCTGCTCACCAACAGAGGGAGCCCACCAGGTGCGCGAGCGCCCGGCCCGGTGCGTCAGCCACTGGAGCCAGTCGGTATAAATGCCGCCGGTCTGTACGCGACAGCGCCCGGCGTCGAGGTCAGTTTCGACGACGATGCCGGTGCGGATCATGTTGCGTATCGCGCGGGCGAGTTCCTGGATAGATGCGAGAGTATTCATGAGAGAAAGGATGCCGCTGGAGTGCTCCGGCGGCAATCTGCGGGCGTTTTGCCCTGGCTGGCACAACGTTATCTGTATCAGCCCGGATTTGAGTTGACACATCCATGAAACAGAGCCAAACCTAATCTGACCGGCAGCTCTGTACTAAGATCGGACGTCCACTCTGGACTTCATTGCATGTGGAAGGCAATTCAAATAACCCACATTAAATCTATAGGAACTATTGATTAGCATAAAAATGTGTTATAGCTATCATGGATAGAATGTGAATAAAACATTCCATTTTAGTTGTACTTAAAATGAATACATATCAAGGAAGGAGAGGTGCATTTCTATTTAACATACTCATCCTTTTTATCTGGTGTGATTTTTCGCATACAATTTCCCATAGGTAATATCTTATGAAGATGACACAAGAAGAGTATGAAAAACTAACAAATAGCATAAGTAATGAAGAAGTTGCAGGGGTCATGTTTGATTCACTATTAAAAATTCACATGAAACTGGAGGGTACTGTAGAGAAAATGACAAGCCCTGAGGAGTGGAAATATGGACTATTTAAATCATTCTTTAAACTTTACAATACTACACTACGACTATCAGAAAGCTCAAGTTACGTTTTTAGACCCGATGTAACATACACAGACATTAAAGCCATTAATATTCAAATAAGATCATGCCATGAATTGTATTTGCTATTCCAATATATAACAACCAATACAATTAGCGATGGAAAACATGATGAAATACAATTCAAATATGAATGCTATCGACTTTCTGGAGCTTTAGACAGCAAGCGTACCTACGAGAAAATCAAGATGGCCCCCGACTACATTGATCTGTATAAAAAAGAAATAGGCCCAGTTCTTTCTGAAATTTCTGAATCGCGAAAATTTATTCGCAACAGCCCTGTTTATAACCTTTTAAAAAATGAAATCAAAACATCTGTTTGCAATGGCTATTGGCGTATCTCTGCGGAGAAAAAACTAAGTTGGAATGACCTACTTGAGTATACACCAATGCCTCGTGAATATGGTTCGTTTGAATATCATGTTCTCAGTATGTATGCACACTCAAGTCTTACAGCGCTTAAATTAGAAGCAAACCATGACTACGATATGATTGGTACATTATCGCATCTCTATAAACTATCTGCTCTAATGTGTTTAACAACATTGAATGCCTTTAATATAGATCTTAGCATCCTTACTGACAGAGAGATTGCATTAATTATTGATTTAAGAAGCATGGGCAATAACACTTTTTCTGCTCAGAAATAAACTCCTTAACAGAAAGGTACCGCATCAATCTTTTTTTAGCAGATTGATGCGTCAAATTTAATAAAATATTTTTCGACTGAACCCACAGTTTAAAGCAGACTGCCAGAGTTGATGGTGTGTTGCCAGTAGAAACTATCAGCTCAAATCTGAGCTGATAAAATTCAGTCAGCGAGGTAGTCGATAATGGCGCTTTCCACAAGCTGCCGGTCGTCTTCGGTAAAGCCCAGGAGCTGACGCAGTGGGTACTCGACGGCGGCGCTTTTGTGGGATGGTTTATCCTTGAGCCCGAGCTGATGCACGCGGGCGATGCGCTGCACTTTCCCGGTAAATTCCACCACCGCCGCGCTGTCGTTACCGCTCGCTTTCATATAGCGGTTAGTACGCAGTTTCACGAACATCTCGCGCTTTATGCGGCCTCTTTTTGCCCTGACGGGCTGGCGCTTACGCGGGGCAAATGGCGAACCGTCCGGCGCTTTCTGCGATTTAATGCGCTGCTGTTGCCGCTGGCGCAGTTTCTTCGCAATATCGATGGTCATCCGGCGACGTCCGGCAGGAGAAAGGGCCGCTATCAACCCGGCGAGCTTGTCCTCAAAGGGTTTGAAGTCATTCATCCCATTTACTCACCCGTTCGCCATTACTCCACATCTCAACGGGGCGCGCTACCGGCTCCGGCGGTGTCGGCTCCGGGATGTTCTCAACGTGCAGCGCGCCGTCGATCTCTTTGACCAGCGTTCGCTCGGTCAGCAACAGGCTGATGCTGACATCTAGGCTACTGTCGTTATTGATGTCGGCATACCAGATAAAGCCCTTTTTTCTTCCTTCATCGGTTGTCATGATGTCCGGCTGATTGACGCGCAGCCAGGCCATAATCGGCACAAACAGCAGGTCAATATCGTCGGTAAAATCCGTGACCACGATGTTAAGCGTGTACCGCTTTTCAAACGACAGGGAGCGCGCCAGCGTCGCCGTATTGTTGCCATCGTCCAGGCGAAGGCAAAGCATATCGGGGTTGGTACGCAGTACCGGCACCGCATCAGTTAAGGCTTTTCGCAGACTGTTGGGCTTTTGCATCGATTTCATCCTGGCATTGTTTAACCGTATCGACCTGAATGGCGCAGCTTTTCAGGGCGTTTTCGAGCTGGCGTATATCCGCACTCAGGTCGCCATTAGTCAGCGGGTCGCTGCCCGGCATCGGACAGGGGCTGACCTTCGGGCAGGCGTTGTAAACAATCACCGGCGGCGGCGTTGGTGCAGG